AGGTCAGTGGAGCACCTCGGTAGAACGTCCTGTCGTCCTTGTAGACGAAGTTCTCATGGCGACAGCTCCAGTTGACCTGCAGTGGAGCTTTCGGGTAGCTGTGCATACGCAGCCACGCCATGACGAATTCAAAGTCACCGTCCGTGAGTTGCTTCACGTCAACGGAGCAGCACATTTGGACCGCACGAATCAGATGGTGCACTGGCTTCGTACGGCTGTGCATACCCACATACACCAGCTTGAGTTCGGCTAGGCTGAACTCCCGGACGTACATTTCCTTGAAGTCGTATGGCGTGTACCCAGTGGGCAAGTCACCAATGTCTTGAAAGCGGGGATCCTTTTCGTACTGGTCCATTGTCATAGCAGGAACGCCTTCGGATCAATCACGAAGATCAGCGACTGCTTATGATCGCAGTGGCTGCAGGCCTTGAGGACGGTGCGACGGATGCCGTGCTGAATGTCACGCTCTGCTTCACACGCGGCTTCAAACAGGTCGTTGTCTTCACCCTGTACGAGGTCAATCAGGCGCTTAATCAGCGGGCCACTGCCTTTGATCCAGCGACCAGCATCTGCCAGCGCGCTGTAGTCAGGGTCACGCAGGAGCTTGATGTACTCGGCCAGTGTGTCGCAGCGTGGGAAGTCGAGGCGTGGGTCGAGCACCACGTCGTCTTCCAGATAGATGAGGGAGAAGTCCTCCATCGTGGTCTCTTGGTAGTTCCCATGCGAGCAGCGATACCCGTCCAACTGCACGCTCTCTGGGTCAACCATGTTCTTCCGGGTTTCAGCGTCAGCCGCTTCCCAGTTATCGACCATGATCTTGATGCTCTTGGGCGTGTACGCGACGCCGTTCTCGCGCCCACGGAACATCGCACCCTCGCACTCCCAGCGAGCCATCGCAGGGTTACGACGCAGCGAGTGGATGCGCTGGTACGTCAGCAGGTAGTAGAAGTCACCCACGGTCAGTTGGTTGACGTCCAGGTTACTCAGGCAGTTACCGATGGCGTCGATAGCTGGCTGCATATCGTCGAATGCGACAGCCTTGCCCATGAGCCCGAGTTCTTTCGGACGGAACAGGCGCATTTCAATTGCCTTCACTGGGTAAGGGCGAGTACGCGATGGCAGGTTAGTGTGGTCGAAAATCATGGCGAGACCCTTCTGTGGAGATTCCCTTTAGATTGGAGAGCGCATCCTAGCGCAATCAGATGTTCAGCTTGATGCCGTCGCAGGAGAAGTTTTGGTGAACCTTGAGCAGTCCGTTCGTGGACGTGTAGTTCAAATCCCAGTTCGACTTGGTGCTTGGCCAGCAGTTCTTGCACACGACAGTCAGGAGCACGTCGTTCTTGGTACCGAGCAGCTGGAACTCAATGTCAAACTTGTAGTTCGTTGGCAGGTAGAACGCGCCATTCTCTGGATCGCGAATCTTCTCCTTCCACGCTGTCAACCACTTGATCGTGGTCATTGCCTCATCAAGGTGGAACTGGCAGTCAAAGGCTTGGATTTCCTCGAAGCCTGGGTAGAACGTGAACGTACCAGCACCGAACAGCGGCTTGATGTTGAACGATGGGAATGGGATACTGACCGACTCACAGAAGTCAGACTGCATACCCAGGGGCAAGCTGGTGCAGTGCCACTTCCAGTCATGCACAGGCCCTGCTTTACCTTCCCGCTTGGTGACGAATTCTTCAATGTCGAAGCGGCTCATTGTGTACTCCGTAGAAATGGAAAAGGCCCTGAGCCCGTTGCCGAGCTAGGGCCCTTTGGAGTTACACGCGCTTGTAGTAGTCGTATGCGAAGGTCGCATCAACCGTCATCGCGGTACCACCGGCGCCGTCGAACGAGGCGTCAGGAACTTCGGTCGGCCAGATGTTGAAGATATCGTAGTTCAGGGACTCGCTACCTTCCTGGTCGTAGATCGTCAGACGCGCACTGGTCGCGTATTCGGACTTGAAGCTACCGGACTGGCTGTCCGTGGCACGGCAGACTTCCGACCAGTCTTCCAACGTGGTATTGATGATACCGTCGTAGGACTCGTGGAAGGAAATCGACATGGAGTTGCTGAACGTCTTCCGTGCAGCGTGTACGGTCTTGTGGCCGAACAGCTCCATTTCCGCCTGGGCAACCGACATGCCTGGCTTAACGCCGGACTTGCACTGGATGCGCAACGCACGCCCATCGCCGCCACCAGGAACCCGGGTGAAGGTAATGTCGAAGTTGTCGTTGAGCATCGGGTCGCCGACGTTGAGTACGTCGTCAAGACTTGGTTTTGGCATGATGCCGGCTCCTTAGGTGCGGTCACTGGTCGTGATCGACGCGGTCAACTGACCAGTACGAGTCACGATGGCGTTGAGGTGAATACGCTTGGCAATCATCATCGGATCAACGTACACGTCGAGGATCACGTCACCAGAGGCGATCAGTTCAGGCGTGTTGTTGGTGTCGTCGCAGATGATTTCATAGCCGTACAGACCACGTCCACGCTTGATCGGGCCGAGAATATCGTCCGAGATACGGGTCAAGGTCAGGCGCAGTTCCTTGTCGTTGGGCTCGTACACACCAGCGAGCGCAGCGTTCTTCAAGCTGGCCTGCAGGGAGTTCATCAGGCGGCGAACGTGAATGTTCGACAGCGCCGACGCAATGCTCTGCAGGGTCTCTTGCGACCACAGTACCAGGCCGTAGCTCGGCATCTTGTGGACGAAGTTGACCTGGTTCTGATCGAGCATATCCCGATCGCCTTGCTTGTACACCTGACGCACGCCGTTCGCGAGGATTTTACCACGCGTCACACCAGCAGGAGCGAACCACTCGGCTGCCACACGGTCAGTACGCGCATAGCACGCTGCCACATAGCCAGAGGGTGGGCACCAGATGGAGATGTTGTCGTCGTTCAGGATGTTCAGGTCAGGCGTGTAGATACCAGCGAACGAGCTATTCAGGTTCAGCGCGTTACGGCGATACTGCACGGCCAGCTGCGAGGTCTGCGAGTCGCTTGGCATATCGAGAATGGCGAACGCATCGCCACGCTGCTCTGCCACGTCGGCCATCTTCAAATGCACAGCAGGAGAAGTATAGCCACCGTTGATAAGCAACGTCACGGTGATTTCCTCGACGTCCGCGTAAGCGTCCCAACCGTCGATGATATCGTCCATGTCGATCTTGTCGCCATCAGACCCGTAGGTGAAGTCACCAGAGATTACTGCGTTCACGAGGTTGATGGCTGGGTTAGCCACAAACTTCGGATGGTTCTCGTTGAGCCGCGCACGAATACGCGTGGACTTCTGGGAAAGCTGCTCGACGATACCCAGCTGGCGCCCGTAGCCATCGAGTTGCTCACGCAGGGTAGCGCGATACACCTCTACTGCAACGGTACTCGCCCCTTCGTACACCTCGAGGACGAACTGTTCGCCAGTGCGATCTGTGGTGTTGGGATACGCCACGATACGCAGATCGTTGTTCCAGTTGCCTGGGTCGATGCCGTACAGGAACAGGACGTCCTGCTCGTTGAACGCATAGTCCTCAGGGTCCGCGAAGCCTTCGACGCTCAGGTCGATGGTAGCGTAACTGCCGACCGTTGCAATACGGACAGAGCCGTACAGCGCGTTCTTTGCAACCCGGTTGAAGTACAGTTGATCCCCTTCCTCGAGGAAGTGCTCGGCGCAGAAGTGCGCATAAGTCAGGGAAGCATCTGGAGTACCGAACTTCGCCCGGAAGCCTTTCTTATCGACGTTCAGCGTTGGAACGCCGACGGGCCCACGGCGGGAAGGTCCCACCATAGCACCGATCGACGACGAAACGGCAGTGCCACGGACGCTTTGGTCGTCGATGGCCCCGTAAACGCCGGCGCTTGTGCTGCTGCCGTTGTTCAACATGAAATGGTCTCCATGGGTGGAATAGGCATTGTTTTCATACCTGCATGTAAATTAGCTTGCCTGCACAATGGAGCACCGTACCGTCTCGTTCTCCTTGGCTTTCAACTTGATAATGCCGCTGAACTGACCGTTGAGAATGAACAGCCCGTTGATTTCCATCTGGAGTGCCATCTGCTGCACGGCAACTTCCTGGGTGAGTACCAACGCTGTCGCCGCGATTGCCGCAGCAGGCAGGCGCTCTACCAAAAGTTGTTGGCGAATCAGCTTGGGCACTGCGTTGCTACTGTCAGCGTAGGTGAGCGTGAGCATCTGGTCGTTGTCGAAGCGCTGCTCCAGCATGTACTGGCCTTGGTAGATGCCAGTGTAGGGCGCCAGCTGGGTGCAACGAATGCGCACAAACTTGTTCGACGCATCACCAGAGAGCACGAGGTCAACGTACTCCACAGCCATGTCTGGATCGTCCAGCCCTACGTCAATCATCAACGCAGGATGGATCACAGCAGGTGCCAGCAGGCGACCATCAGTTTCGTCCAGTGCGTCCACGATGACTGTCTGTGTGCGCAGGCTGATGGAGGTGCCGTATTCGTCCGAGTAGCGATACTCGACAGCCACGATATCGTCCACCTCAAGACCAACGAGGGTGGCGAGTTGCAACTGGGCCTGATCAACCACGCTGTCTGCAGGGCGATTCAAGGTAACGATGGACGACTCGCCCGAGCGCATGTTGGTGAGCATGACGATAGGTGCGTACTGCTGGGCGTTCAACAGGGCGACACCCAGGATACCAGCGATGGGTGTGTTGCGACGGCAGATCAACTTCGGATGAACGAACGAACTGGTGACAGCCACCTCTTGGGTAACAGTCTCAGGCTCGCCAGAAGTGCCACGCCCATCCTGATAGATCACGCGCAGCTTATCTCCAGCACTGGCATTCATGATGGCATCGAAGTCGTCACCACGCGTGCGCTTGAGCTCCACACGGATGCTGCCACGGTACATGCCATTGTCAGCCCGCTTGAGGGTGACGTACTCGGTCTCGCCAGTGGTCATGTTGAACACTGTGACACGGACGCTCGGTGCAGCCACATCAGGGTCCCAGACAGCCAGCTCCAGAGTACCGTTGACGTCCACAGTGGGATCAGCATAGACGATACCAGTTGTGTACGAAGTCTCTGGAGGGAGCCCCGTGTTACCATCTTCTGGCGTGCCTGGGATGAACGTCGCGATCACTGGGAACGTGGTCGAAATGGTCAGGTGCTTGTTGGCATGACGTGCAATGGTGTAGCCCTGTGTCTGGGTCACCTCCACGTCACGGGTTTCAATCGTTGGAGACCGTGCACTCACCGCAGCGCGAGCGACAGCCTTCTTGGAGACCGAGTCCACAAGGAACGTACGGGCCTCCGTGACGATCGTGGTAGTACCACGCAGTTTATCGCTCATGCTTTGGGCCTCACGTCTACAGATTGAGTGACAGTGCCACGGTTGTTGACCTTGGGCACCTGTTTGACGACGCCCAGCTTGCACTGGATATCGAAACTGATGGCGAGGTCGAAGCCTTCTGGATCACCCTCAGCTTCCTTGTCGGAGCGAGGCATGGACACCTCTTCACTGGACGCCGTGACACCCACGATGGAGGATGTACCATCGAGTTCTACACGCAGGTTCAGCTTGCCGCTGTGCGTGACGATCAAGGCCTTTGTGGAGAAGTCGATAGCGCTAACCAAGTCGTTGGTCACGTAGTGAAATTCCACAGCGATCTTCGCAGGGAACAGATAGGCTTTACCAATAGAGGCATTGGCAAGGTCATCGAGCGTCATACCGAGGCTGTTACGGGCGATCTGCTTGATGCCCTGCTGGTCTTTGACGAGCCCAATGGAGGAGAGGGAGAAATAGGCGTACGGGTACTTGGTTGCTACGGCACGGTTGGGGTCGTCCACACCCTTTTTCATTTCCCGCTTGACGTCCTGCGACTGTACAAGAGGGATTTCATCCAGCTGGAAGAAGCGTTTTAGGCTCTCCCGAAACGAGTACAGCGTTAGGTACGCGGCACTGTTCTTATCCAGTATGCGATCAAGGTTATCGGTGAGCTTCATTATCTTCCACCCAAATGAAAATGGCGACCCGAAGGCCGCCACAGTTCAACTCTTGTACCGCACTGGGCCCACACCTTTGACAGTGGTTGCCACAGCTTCTTCTTCCTGTTCGTCTTCGTCGTCCTCTTCATCGAGGTCGTCGTCAACACCCTCCGGCTCCTCGTCAAGGAACAGATCGTCCTCAAGCGATTCATCCGGGAAGTCCTCATCCAGCTCGTCACCATCGTCCAAGAAGGACGCGGTAGCGATTTGGCGAGATACCCGACGCGTCAGGGTAATGAAGTCAGACGCAGACGCCTCAGAAGCAAGAGACGGTGCAATCGTGTTTTCCGCTTGTGGCGTTGAGCCATCATTCCGCACTGCGGTTGGCGCCGGTTTCATCACCTCAGAGACGAAGTTGGTGAGGTCGTCGCCGAACTCCCCATTAGCCTTCGCCAGATACTGTAGGCAATCAGCCGAGTTACCATCACGAAATGCGAGAACGGCAAGCGCGAGATTCAGTTTGCCGCTCATGGTCGTTGCTCCAGGTAAGTCCTCAAGTAACCAACAGCCTAGTCTGCTTCAGGAGGGCGCTCTCCATCCACTCGCTAGGCTATTGGATCGTATCAGACAACCAACCGTATTAGATACGGCGAGCTTTTACGACAGAACGCACGTTCGCCAGGGTCAGCGAGAACGGCTCGGTCATGAACCAGCCGCGGGTGCTGTTACCAGCGTCAGCGCCGTTGGT